TTGTTTGCATAGCGCCAAGAGTTCCTGTCAACCCGTTCAGAGAATCCTTGATCCCATCGAAAAGACCATCACCGAAGTCAAGCTTGAGGCCGTTCTTCAAGAACCCGAACAAGAGGGCAGTGATGCCACCAAGTAGACCGACATTGACAGCGTCGACTGTAGCGTCAAAATCCCCCGGAGCAACTTCGTCTGCCATCTTTCCGCCAAGTTCAGAGAACCAGTTAGAAATTGTGTTCCAAACTTCTTCTAGAACTCCACCGATAGCTTCGGCTGCGTTGCGGAACGGTGCCCAAATATCACCGATATGAGAACCAATATTAGAAATCGATGAGAATCGTGCTTTGATCCGGCTAAATATACTATTGAATCCAGATGGAAGCTTGAACCCGCTGAAAATTCCAACGACCGTATCTTTGAAATTCTTAAGTGCTTCGAGAGGAATCTTTACCTTCGCTGACAAATTGGTAAAGAAGTCAGCAATACCTCCACCATCAACAAGAGTGCGCCTAAGTGCAGAAATCTTGTCACCGATGTTGGCGAAGAAGCTGAGGAACTTACCAGATCCAGCACCAGTAACCGACTTAAGTAAGCCAGTGATGAACTTTACGCCCTCCTTGAGGACGGTCCACCCGATCTTCAAAGCAGAGAAGAACCCGATAAATATACGCCTAATATTGTTGACAGTTTCTTCGCTCGGCTTGATTGCATCAGCGAAACGCTGAATTCCACGGGTCAATTCGAGCAATCTCAGCGCCGTCATCGGGGGGAACACTGATTGGAATGCCTGCTTGATCGGCGCCAGGATTTCCCCAAGTGCCTTAAAGGCGTTTGTTACGCCACTGATCAATTCGTCACGCCCGCCCATGCCCTTCCAGCTTGCGAGCATGCTGTTGCGAGCTTCCGCATTCTTTGAGACAAATACGCCAATAGTGTCACTGAGCCCACTGAAAAGTGCTGTTGCCTCTTCGAAGTCACCAAATATAAGCCTAAACGACTGAGCCCAGCCGGATCCAATTGCTTCCTTAACCGTACTGATAAGTCCAGAGAACGTGCGAACCTTTGTCGCTGCGTCAATCCCGGCCTCACCAAGCCGCAGCATCTCTTGTGCCTGCTCCTGAGTGAACCCAACCGCAGTAAGCTGCGCCTCAGTCAGTTCACCAGAGAAAGCACCAAGCGTGGTGGTCAGAACATCTGCACTGAGCCATCCGCTATCAAGTGAACCACGGAACGTGTTGCCAGCAGCAGTCCACTCATCGAAAGTCGTACCCATAGGTACGTCTGCAATCGTCCCCATTGCGACGCCTGTATCAAACAGGGCACGTTGGAAGACTTCACCACCCATACCGGCGTTGACAACTGAGTTCCAGTCCATCAACTTCACAGACCCACTGGCGATCGCCTGTGAGAGCTGATACATCGCCGTGGAAGCTTGTTCAGAGCTTGAGCCAGATATAGCTGCCAGGTTAGCGATACCCTTGATAGAGGTGACAGATGTATCCAGATCCACACCAGCTGCCGTGAAGGTACCGATGTTCCGAGCCATCTCGGAGAAGTTGTAGATCGTCTTGTCTGAATACTCGTTCAGCTGGTCAAGGGCTGCATTAACATCTTCCAGATTTGTGCCATCACGAGCCGTGTTGGCCAAGATCGTCTGGATCGAGCTGATGTTAGTTTCATACTCTGAGAAACCAGACGTAATTGGGTCAAGCGCAAACGCTTTGCCAATTCTGAAAGCGGCATCAATGGCTTTGCTGGTGATCGTCGCTAATGCTGTAACCCCAATTGTTGACAGTGCGAGGAACTTGGCGCTGACACCATCGATGGCCGTGTGCATCGGTCCTAGACTGAACCGACCGACAGCTGAGGAGAGATTTTCCAGACCAGTTTTCGACCCGGTCGTTTTCCCCATGTTTTGAAGCGTCGAATTGAGCTTGTCGAGACTCGTCAGAGTTGTTGACATCTTACGTTCGAACGCAGTGTTGTCAAATTGCATTTGGACTATGCGGTCCTCAATATTACTAGCCATTTGTCACCTGCTTCCATACGTCGCTTGCGATCTTGTCGAATACTGGTTGAATTGCTGGGTTAATATAATCTTGCCCATGGACAAACCCCCCGGTTCCAGTCCCATGGCCATATTGAATCAGGACAGCAATTTTTGCCCCTTGATTATCATTCGTATTGTTCCAAGATATAACGACTTTTCCACGACTACGTTCAATGTTATAAGTCCAGGCTTCTGCCGTTGCACCAGTATCTCTTGGAGTCGCAGCCGACAAAGCTTCTACCCCGCGTCGACCATGTTGATCCAGTTGTCTGTAAATATCACCGCTCTTTAAATGAGTCAAAAATCTCGAAGTTCTACTGAACGAACCTCTAGAGACAACACGGAACATGGAATCTCCTTATCCGTGAACACCTGGATAAATGAAGTAGTTGAGACGCAATGCCCTAGGCTGAATATCGACAGGAGTGGATGTTCCTGGGCCATTACCTGTAGCATCTCCACCATCTGAACCAGTAACAGTTGGTCCTGCCAGACCGCTGTTGGCATTGCTGGGATTACCAGAGTTTGCCGTGCTTGGCTGGCCAGTTGTAGCATCTGAAGCACCACCAGTGTTACCAACCCAGTTTGGCACGTCGACCTGGTGGGTGTGACTGACATCGGCGCCGTCGGTTTGCCGGTCTGGGCTGGCGATTGTACCAACCGAACTGGCCGCCATCATGTAGGCAGTGTTTCCAGCGGTAGAGTTGAACCTGGAATTGATGTTATGGACATGATTGACGGAGTGCCCACTCGTGTTGAAGACCCCGTGATCGTGAGTCATGGTATGAGTATGCACATGCTCGTGCGTATGCGAAATAGTGTGAACGTGAGCAATTGGGTGGGTGTGCTGAGCAACCGGGTGGGTGTGATTCGCAGCGATGTGAGAGTGAGGAGGAAGGTTGCTTGCCAGAAGCACCTTGGTATTGGCGCCAGTAATAGCGCCAATTGTCCCACCACCCTGTACGAACGTGTCCGTCATCACCGGAAGATTGAGAGTCGTCCCACTCTTCCACGATGCAGGAGCCACTGCCCACAAGTCTGGCCAATTAGTATTAGCACTGGTAATTGTCGTCCCCATCAGGATCCAACCTGAGATAGTCGACAAGATACTTGTCTTTACGTCGCCAACATCAGCATTTGACGGTCCAACATCACCCTGAGGCCCACGAAGACTACCGACAACGATAGTACCACCATCATGTGTTTCTAAAACCAGATCATCGCCTGTAATATGAGCACCAATGACGGAGGCATCTTCAATTTCTTGCATTCGAGCGGCGGTAAAGCCTGTTACGGTAGCCATAGGTCTCCCTCATTCTTTTCAGTGCTACTAAGTGAGTAACTATCAGCGTCCAGAAATACCGCAGTATCTGCAGTAATTTCGAACTCTGTCTCATCGATCATCGTAATAATATCGGGATCATTTGTTGTTGCTGTCCAGGTGCCATCAAAGTTATCAACGATAACCATACGTTCCCAGTTGCGAATATAAGATGTCAAACCCTTAAGCGAAGGAAGTCTCGGGCCGTTGTCTTCAGTGCCATAGAGGAATTCTTCGATGTCACCAAGCAACAATGAATCGATCTTCCGAGAATCGATAATGATATGAGCTGAAGGTCTGAATTCCTCGATGTCTTCGGGAACTGCGGTAAGCATCCACTCAAATTCAATAGGTTCTGGGTCCAAAGCCAAAGTTCTATGTTCTATATCAGATGGAACCGCTATCAAGTTGTACAAGATGTGAAGCTTATACCCAACTTCCGCACCAAGGTCGTTACCAACCTTTGTCCGATAAGACAAAGCAAACGTTATTGGTGGTTGTCCTGTAATCATGACACCAGTTTGATCTTCTATAGTTCCTTCGAATCTGAGAAACTCATCCGGATAAGTAAAAGCTCTGAGAGTTGCTTCAAAATCACCCATAGTTACGATGTCTGTGTATTTCAAACCATCGAAATAGGCAGACTCAACCTTTGTGGAGTTGCTTTCTTCGATAGATACTAGACCACTCCAAGCAACGCCCCCACCTTCTGGGAAATAGAGAACACCTCTATCTAGACCCACATCGTAAAACCGTTCTCCGACTATACCCCAGGTAATGACAGCCATCGGGCCTCCTTTCAGCCGCTAGTACCAAATTGCTCACGACGCTGAGCATTCAACTCACGATTTCGTTGAGCGATTTCGCTCCGTGACATCTTCTTTGGCTTCGAATTCTTCACGTTGCAAATTCTAATCAACGAGAAGAGTCGATTAAGATGCCAAGTTTCTGTCTCAAACGGGATGTTGAAGGCAACCATCCAGTAATAGATCAATTCCGAAGTTATCACTTCGGGTCTTCCACGAGCTTTGGCTTCAGGCATTGTGCCAAATGTGGTTGCTGACTGTGGAGATTCAATGTAGTCATTAATCTCATCCATGTTCTTGGTTGAGAGCTTATCCCAGAACCCTTCTGGGATTGTCGGATTGAGAATCATGGCCTCCACATACCATAGAATCTCTTGTTGAGTCTTAACTTCTTTGCCCAGAAAAGGTTTCAGAAATTTTGACTCCCATTTTGACAGTGAGAGCAGAGAATGCTCAAGCTTCAACTCGAAATCTCCGAAGGTACTAAACTCCTGAGTTTCTTCGTTGAATACCTCATTGCCGAGGATCTTTAGTATTAGCATTCTCTGCTCTCCTGTACTTTCAGATTACGGGGTCCCCATCAAGGCGATAACTTCGTCCGGCGTCGGCAGATTGGCCGCCGCGACACCACCATAAAGCTCAACTTCGAGAGCCGCCAGATTGGTCGGATCGGCAGTGCGGCTGTCGACGACGATGAGAGAGGTCGGCAGATAGCCGGTGACTGGCACCGGGGTAGTCGACACCTCCCAGCTGAAGGTAATTGCCTCCGGCGAGTCATTGATGGTGTTGTAGGCCTTCTCCGACGGGCTTGCCTGGCAACCGTACACCAGGTGAAGCTTGTACCCAAGGGCGGTACCATCGATGTCGTTACCAATCCTGGTTCGGTAGGACAGGCCGAACACCTTGCGC